TTGTGGTGTTTCCCGTGTTACTTTCACCCGTCCACCACGACGGTCGCACCGCCACCTCGGACGGCTCGGGCACATCCGGCTCAGGCACCGTTAATGTGTCCGGCATCCCCGGGTCGGTGTCCCACACGATCGGGTCCTGGACAGGCTCGGCGCTGTTGACCGGGAACGCCACCGGCCCGGCAGCCGTCCACACCACAGCTACCGGGGTGCCCGGGGTGATCGGGCCAGACATGCGGCAGCTGACCGTGCATCCACCAAACTCCGGGTGGGCACAACGCACCTGCGCACTGTCGTCCACCGTCTCGGTAGCAACTCCGGCTGTGGGACGCCACGACACCACCCCAGCCACCGACAACATCCCAGAAACAGAGGGCGTCACCTGCACCGTTTCACCGGCATACACGATCATGTCGGTGTCAAGATGCGCCGGGACAACACGTCCGGCGATCACCACATCGACCGGGCCCGGACCGACGGTGGTGTCGACGACCACACCCCTACCCGCCCCGCTGCTCTCCTGGCTACGGGCGGCGATGGCTGTTGCTAGCTGGTCACGCATTCCACACCTGCTCCCATGGCATCGACACATCCAGCTCCATATGGTCGGAGACAGAAATCTTGGTGATGGTTCCGGTCATGTCCACCCGGCCGCCGGTGACGACAGCCGTATCCATCACATCGATCGCCGGGTTCACCGGGGCAGTGATGTGGACGGTGGCTGTTCGGGCTTTCATTGACGTGCGGAGCCGGTCTTCTGCTTCACGGTTCGCTGTGACGGTGGCATGCGCGGTGGGTGACGTGGAGATATCTGGGATGCGCCCAAACGGTCCGCCCCATGCCAGCGGGGATGACACGTCGTAGGCTGCACCCCAAATTTCGGTTCGGGAACCATTCGTCTCCGCCTGGACTGCGGCGGCATTCGACACGCCATCGCGGGTGGCAGATGGCAGCCACGACACCCCAACATCGTCGGAGGGGGAAAATTCCCACCGGCCACGCCCGGTTTTGTCGTCGACCAGCTGCAACGCTCCCACCCGGTCGCACCACAACGTTTTCCCGGCGGCTTTCGCTACCGTGAGGGCTGCCTCGAGACGATCCTTGCCCCAATCCATGTCGGCAGGAATCCGGGTGTCGTCTGCCCATGCGCCTAGCTGGATGCCAGTGCCATCCACAATGTGCGCCATGGCTTGGCGTACGTCCACTTTTCGGGGGTGTTTCCCTGTCACCCATTTCTCGTCGGCCAGCTGCTGCAGCATGTCGCGGCCAGTCGTGTCCAGCTGCTGCCCAGACGGGGCAAACCGGTCAGTGAAGCCCGGCTGACGCCATCCAGAGGTGCCCTGAAGGATCCACACACCGCCATCCGAAACCGAGGTTTCCTCGATACGGAACACCCCGATGGGGCATGCGGCCTGCCATGTGCGGCCGGCCTCCATCGCAGCCCTGACATGCAGCTGCTGCCCCCACGGCGCCAACGCACACAGGGGGTCTTGGGTGAACAGGTCCATCAGCGGGTCACAGATGCTGCCTTTCCATTCTGATGTGACCTGGTTGCCGTCCCATGTGGCCGTCCAGGTGGCGTCGGCTACTTCCATGTTTGCCGACAGTGTTCGGGCACCCCGGGTGGCCGTGACAAGCCATGTGATTCCGTGAGGTGATGCGGCGATCGCTTCCCATGTGTCGTCTACAGGCCAGCCCATCACAGGTCACCCCGGTTGGCGTCGATATAGGACGGATATTTGGCGGCACGATCCCGGTAGGTGGCGGCTGCACGCCTGGTGTCGTGGTAGGTCCACGGGTTCACCACGATTGGGATGCGGGTGCCGTCGATCTCGTCGCATTCAATGGTCCACGTGGTTTCTTCCCCGAGAACAGACTCCATCGGGGCGTACTCCGTGTCATAGTCATCTGGGCCGTCAACGACTAGGGCTGGCATGTCGCCGTCCAAATATTCCCGGGTGTCCATGAAGTCCCGCTCACGATGCTCACTGATCGACGTGGGGGTGAGAAACATGGTGCCGTGTGGATGACGCATGTTCGGTGCACGCAGCACCAGCACCGGGGCATCCAAAACAAGTTTTTCCAACAGCTCCGCCTGCACCAAGTCACCAAGACGAACCATGAGGGTTCGATGGCCACCACGGCGTCTCCTGGACACGGCTGCGGAGGGCAGCCCGGTTGACCATCCGGGGACGGACAGCGACACGTCCGCCGGGTATTCGGTGGTTTCGTCCGTTCCCTGCATGAGCGTCACATAGAGGCCTTGTGTGGGCCTATAGGGGTTGGTGATCCACGCATAGTCGTCGTCGATCATGGGGGGAAACAGCACGCTGGCGTTTGCTGACGCCAGCTGGACACCTTGGGCGTTGAACACCTGCGCAAAATAGGTGTATTCGCCCCACGCCTCCATAGTTTGTAGGGGGCAGTCCCAGTCGGCATAAAACGCCTGCGACCCGTAGAGCGGTGCCCGGTTGATGCCGCGCACCACCGCAGAGTTGGAGGATTTCCCATGGAACACGGCACGATAAATCGTGACTGTGGCTGCACCCTCCGGGATACCTTCGAGTTCCAGCGACATGTGTGGGGTCGGCTGATAGTTTTCGGTTGCCACAAGTTGCATTTATCGGCTCCTGACAAGGTTCCGTGCCGTTGCCCGATTCGCGGCAACGATTTTCGCGTCGACGGCGTTGGCGAGTCCCGGCACCGATAGGGTGATGTGAAGCCCCGACAGGTCGAGTGCCCCTGGGGTGTAGCCGCCTCTGGTGCCCGCTGGTGGTGTGATGGGGCGCGGCTGCCCAGTGGCCGGGATGGCACCCAGACGGCGTCCGGTTTCCCACCACAGCTGGGTGGAACGGCTACGCTTGCCAGAAGCCAGGGGAATGTAGGCTTCACCGCCGGTTTCAGGCTCCGACCACACTCGGATGCCCTGGCCGGAGGAGAAACCACCGTCGGCATATTTCGTCATCGTCACCAAACCCAGCTGGTCGGAAACTTTTTTCAGCTGGTTGGATGCCGCGTTAAGACTGTTGACTGCGGTTTTTCCGCCTGCAAGCACGTCGCCTGCCAGCTGCACACCAGCAGGCCCCATGCCGGCGATGGTGTCGACGTTCTCTTGTGACAGGCCCATCCCGCGGAGTTTCGCCAGCCTCCACCGGAACAGGCCGAGTTCCTTGACGCCATCGCGCATCGATGTCGCCCAGTCCTGCCACGACCCTCCGGCCCTATAGTCCTTGGCCATGGTGTCGCCGGCCTGCGCAGCCGACCGGGCCAGGGCGTCGGCGGCTTGACGTGCCTTCTCTGTGGCGTCACGCTCTTTCTCCTTGGCCTTGCTGAGGGCCTCACCAAGCTTCTTCTCGGACTTGGAGTGGCGGCGGCGCGCATTCCACCAGGCCCGCGAGGCGCGCTGCCGTGCCCGGGTGGCGTTTGCTGCGTCACGGACGGCCTGAACATAGTCGGCCAGTTCTCCGGTGGGCCTGGCCTCGATGTTGAGGATCATGCGGGCTTGTGCTCCGCTGATGCCGCCGTTTGCGAACCACTGCACCGCCCCTCCGAGGCGTTGCACGGCTTGCGCGGCGATCATGCGGGAGCGGCCCCGCTTCGACCGTGCAAACGGGATGTAGGCTTCGCCTTCTGTTTCCGGTTCGGCCCACACCCGGTAGGCACCGGCTTTGGCTATCTGCGGGTCGTGGCGCTCGTACAGGCCACCATTCGCGTGGAACAGTCCCTTCACTGCGGAGGCCACATTGCCGACGGTGTGCACGACTGCGGTCACTGTGGTGCGCAGAGGACGCGTCAGGGCGTTCAGCGCCGATCTGGCGCTGCCTGTGTTGGCGGAGGCGGTCACCCGGGCATGCTTACCGTTCACCCAATCCGCCGCCTTGCCGACGGCACGCACCAAACCGGTTGCCTGAGTCGCACCCGGGGCCGAGGTGACGACACGAGGGTGCTTCCCGGCCACCTGAGAAGCCATCGACCTGACACGATTCAGCAGGCCGTGCGCCTGAGTCGCACCCGGGGCGGAAGTGCGCACCATGGCTCTTTTCGCAGACACTCGTCCTGCTGCGGACATGATTCGTCCCAGCAGTGAGGTGGTGCGCCCAGCCGACGGTGCCGACGTGTGAACCGTCGCATGCTTGCCGTTCAACCGGTCAGCAGCCTTGCCAACCCTGCCCAGCTTCCCCTCGGTGTCTCCGGTGTTCGGCAGGTTCAGCTTCACCGTGGCAGATTTGCCATCCAACTCCTGCCGTTTGGCATCCACCTCCTTCAATCCGCTATATGTGCCGTCAGTGTTTTTCAGACCAAGCTGGACCAAAACGTTTTTGCCGTCCAGCTGTTCAACCTTGTATTGGATTCCGTCAATGTCGACAAGTGTTCCGGCGGCGCCTGGTGCTGATGCCGGGATCAGCACCTTCTTGCCGTGCATGTTCGTCACCTGCTGATCCAGAATCGTCAGGTCACGTTTCGCCCCACCGTCAACGGTGGCTTTCATCACAATGGGTTTCGAATTGCGCGAGTCCATGCGTTGATGGGCGGCACGCAAATCATCGATCTGTTTACGCGCTGGTTCCAAACCCTTGGTTTCAGCAGTGATGGAAACCTTCTGCTGATCCTCCTTGGACAGCTGCTCCATGTCGACGCGTAGAGCATTGATCTCCTTGGCGTCGACCACACCTTTGGCATGCACCGTGATTCCCTCGACAGTCTGCTGCCGAATGCCGGACACGGTGGCGAGGAATTCGTCGGCTTGCCCCATGGCCTTGTCGAAACCGTCGGTTTTCGCGGTGGTGGCGATCTGGACCTGCTTCTCCTTGGGCAGCTTGTCCATCTCGGCGCGCAAATGCTCCAGATCCCCGGTGGTGGCACCCTTAATCTCCAGCTTCACACCAGCCTTCGTGGCGGTGGTGCGCACCGTGTTCTGAAACTCCTGCAACTGCTTTTTGGCTGCATCTAAGCCTTGGGTTTTTGCGGTGATAGCCACCTTTTGGGCTGCTGCCTTAGAGAGGCCTTCTAGCTGCTCACGTAGGGCGCGGACCTTGCCAGTATCGGTATTGCCCTTGATCTCGACCTTGACACCGTGCTTGGTCGTCTCCTGCAAACCTTTGGCCTGCTTCTCCAAGTCCTTGGCCTGCGCCATAGCCTCGCTGAAACCCTTGGTTCGCGCAGTAGTCTCAACGATGGACTGTTTATTAGCGGGAACCTTGGCTATCTCTTTGTTGAGCTTCTCAAGCTGTCCCGGCTTCTCATCTTTGATGGAGGTTTCGACTCGAACCCGCTTCTTATCCGGGACGATCCCCAACGATTTGGCGAGTTTCTCGTTTGCCACAGCAGCCCGGTTCACGGACGACGGGATTTCTCCACGCAGCCAGCCGGCGTATTCCTTGGCTGACAGGCCGGTGACACCCAGCTGTTTCGCCGTGTTCGCCAAACCGGCCTGCACCTTCGGGAACAGCGACATGATCTTGTCGTCACTGATCCCATTCTCTCGGGCCGCGTCGGCTATCTGCTTCCAGTTGTTTTTCAGGTCGGTCCATGAATGCGATGTGGCCAAGCCTGACAGTGCGGAATCCAGCTTGGCCATTTGAGCCTTCGACTGGGCAGAAAGCTCGGCACTGTTGTGCAGAACACCTGCAAGGCGGCTTTCCTGGCGTTGCCAGAAAGACAGGTTCGTTCCGGTGGCATGGTTGAGGGCATCACCGAGGCCGGTCAGGTTTTCACGCAGCGGGCCGAAACCGCCATCGTTGACCTGCCTCAGCTTGTCGTCAAGATCAACAACACCGAGTTTCGCCTGCTCCGCCCATTCAGTGGTGGAGCCCAGCTGCCTGTCAATGTTGGCCGCCCAGTCGGCGTCATGCTGATGTGCCCATGCCACTGCCACAGCACCCAGCCCGGCGGCAACACCGAACAGTTTGCCAGACAGCCCTGCGG